CAAGCACAACAACAAACAATGCAGGATGCCAAAGAAGCTTCTGCTATGGAGATACAGAACTATGAGGAAAAAGCACTTGTAGATGAAAAGAAAGCTGTATCTGCAGATGTACGAAAAGGCATGATACAGGAACGACTGGCTAAAATTAAAGAAGGCGACCAAGTAATGAGTGGAGAGTTACCTGATTTAATGTCACAGAGTTCCTTATTACTATTGGAAGAATTAGCTGCTGAAATGAAAGCTCAACAGCTACAACAGCAACAACAGAATGTTCAGAATCAACAGCAAGAACAGGCAGCACAGGGTGCGTCTGGACAGGGAGAAGTTGGATCACCTCCTAACATTGAGGGAAGATCCGAGATGGAACCAACTCTCTGAATTTTTTGAGGACAGACTTAGACGGAAAGAGGATAGACTCTCTGAGAAGCCCCTCTATGACGGAAAGGAAGTAGCCTCCTTTAACGTACTAATTGGTGAAATTAAAGAAATCAAGAATATTCTTGACCTTGATAGTTTCGTCCGAAATGTACTAACCCATAACGAAGAGTAACATATGCAAGAAGAAGCACCTCCTTTTGAGGGAGAAATGCTTGACTCTCAAGCAAATGATCAAGGGGCAACATCAGATGAGATTGCCGAAATTAAGCAGAAACTGGAATCAGTAACAAAAAGTTATGAGGACTTAAGACCACATGCAGATCGTGCCTTCAGTGCTCAGAAAGAAAAGGAATCGGAAAATCAGGAGTTGCGAGCTAGGCTTGCAGTACTTGAACGTGAAACAGAATTACATTCACAAACTCAACAGCCTGATCCCTATGAAGACAAAAACTTTTTAACTGAGGAAGATCAACGTGTTCTTGAAGATTTCCCTGAGGTTATGAAAACTTCAGAGAAGTTAGCAGAACGATTAGTTAATCGGCAATTATCTCAATTTAAGGAACAACAGATAACCGATGTAGATGATAGAATAAGTAGGTATGTAGATTCAAGATTTGATGCACCATTGAGTGAGTTGAATCAAAAGTATGATTCGATTTCTCAGCAATCTTATTTTGATAGTAGACTTGGGTTCGGAGTATGGCCTGCAATTGAAGAAGATAGAAACTTTATTGATTGGGTTAATCAAGATTCAATACGCAGACTAGGTATGACTCAAGGTGACAATGAGGCAAAAGCACAAGTGATACAATTGTTTCTCGGTGCTAATGGCGAACAACCTTATACTGGCAATGATCGACAAGATCAAAGGAGGCAACAGGCTTCTCAGTTAATGGGTTCTTCACAACCTCAAGCCACAACTTCAGATCCTACTCAAGGACTAACAGGAGAGGCGTTGTATAACGCAATGCCTGACTGATAGTTTTATTCTTACTCTACATACATCTAATTTTTTAACAATATAATAGAGTAAGACAATGGCTAATACTTGGGCTAGTGGGGGAGGAACTCCCGCAGGGGCACATAATCGTGGTGGTACTGGTGCAGTAAGTGTCGCTGGAACACTGAAATATGGTTCCCTAGATGAGACAGAAGCGTTTAAGATCCAAAAGAAATTTTTATCAATAGCGAAACGATCCATGATAATGGCTCGGTTTGCACAAAAAGAAACTAAGGCTCAGAAAGAAGGGCTAGAGGTAAGATGGAAGCGTTTTGAAAAATTCGCATTACCACTCGTACCATTGGCTGAAGGTGTAAAGCCACCAGCCGACACGTTATTGCAGACGATCATCAAGGTGAAGTTGAACCAATATGGTTCTTACGTTGCCACTACTGATGTATTGGTTGCAGCAGCGACTGATCCTATCATTCAACAAGTCACAGAACGTCAGTCAATTCAGGCTGCCGAACTGATGGACTTTATTACTTTTCTACATGCACGTGCTGGTACTCAGGTAGCTTATGCTTCCAGTACTACTGCTGCTCGTGACAAGGTAGACCAAGAGATTGGTGGAACATCCGGTGATACAACTGGTTCGACAACTAATCTTCTTGATACAGCAGTCCGCACACTGGAGTATAATGAAGCTCGCAAGATTGCGAAGCAGATGACTCCATCTCCTAAGTATAACACTGAGCCAGTACCTGAGGCATATGTTGCCGTAGGTCATACTGATTTACGTAAGGATATTGAGAAGCTTCCGGGTTTCATTCCTTATGTTAAGTACAGTAACAATGGTCAGCAAATGCTACCGGGAGAACTCGGAAGTGTCGGTGTGATTAGATTCGTACTTACAACTCAAGCAGCTCCATTTGGTAAGACACCAGACGGAACTCAGATGATTGATACGAATATACTGGAGACTCAAACCAGTGGTTATACTCCCGGTCATACAGGCCAATCGTTTGGTTCGACTACTGGGACTGTAGCTGATACTAGCAATTATGCAGAAGCAGGGACAACAACAGAGATTGGTGAAACAATAGGTTCACTAAAACTTGTTACAACTGTAGCAGGTACAGATGTGCAGGTTTATCCTCTTGTTATTTTCTCAGCAGAATGCATAGGGTGTGTATCACTCTCTGGTTATGATGCTGTTATTCCTAAAGTTGTAATGCCACAACCTGCAGTTACTGATCCTTTGGGTCAATCAGGTTCAGTTGGTTGGAAGAGCTGGTATGCTTGCCAGATCCTCAACGAAGACTGGCTCTATCGTATTGAGTGTGGAGCATCTACTATTAGTTAATAAAAGTAAATGACACAAAGATTTCAGGGGTGGGTTCCGCCTGCCCCTGTTTCAGAGAAGGTAAGGGAAACAGAGATTATAGAAATTAACCATCAAAATTTTGATGGAGGTAATGATACTCTGATTACCAATGCTTACTTTGATCACTATCTTTATCCAGATACGTTACCAGAAAGGATATCAGTTGTATTAGCTGAACCTTTTAAAGGAGTGGCAGCAGATATTTGTGTAGGGAGAGTGAGTAGAGTAAAGGAGGAAAGGGAGTTATATTTGAAATGGACAGGGTTACCGCAAGAACCTCATTCGTTTGAGCAACGTCCAGACTCTATTTTCATTCCACCAGACGGATCTAATAGAACGATCCGATTAACTGTCAGATTACGAGGTTCAGATCCTCCTAGTTCTGGCAAAATTTTATTTTTCATTAAAACGAGAGCAATAAGATGAGTGAACTAGCAGGGGGATTACTTCCAACTGGGGAGTACGGACACCAGATTAATAGTCCTATGTATGATTCAGGACGCAGGAAAAATGTCTCAGTACATAAAAGCTTCCAAGAAGATATGGCAATGGAGGTAGGTAAGGATTTAGCAACACCTCCCGGCTGGGGCGTAGTGGTTATTGGGTTCGGGGATGACCCATCACAAATGGGGCCAGTAACAGTAACAAATAACGACTGGGTTATGAGATTCCCTAGAAATTCTCGTAGAGCTATTCCACCGGGACATTTTCACGCACTAATGGATGCGGTAGAGACAAAGTATCACCAGTCTCAAGAAGGTGCACCTTTAGTTGGGTATACTGTAAATAGGTATAATGTCCAAGTACTTAAGACTCCTAAGGAATCTAATATTGATAAGGACAAAGTTAACGAACAAGTTGAAAGAGTTGAAGTTGCATGATTGATTTAGTTGATATTAGATCACGGGTAACAACTGTTCTACAGGATTTGTCATATGTCCGATGGACTAAGACTGAATTAAATAACTATATTCATGATTCAGTCTTAGATCTTATTAGGGCCATTCGATTACCTATAGAAAATAAAGATGTAACTATTAACTCTACCAACTATAAGGTTAGTCTTCCTACTAATCTAATGGATGTGAATGGTGGTTCTATTAAAGGAAGGGAATTGCCAGTTGTTACTACATCAGAGATGAAAAAGCTTTCCTCAGAGGGAAGGCTCCCAGCGACTACAAAAGAAGGTGAATATTCTGTCACACAGATATTCGGGAATCCTTTATGGAATTGGATAGAAGACTGGACAACAGTGACTGGAGTACCGCAAGCACTTGTCATTGATCAGAGATCCTCTGGTATTATAACAGTCTGGCCTATCCCTATAGACGAAGCAACGCTAAAATTAACAGGGACATCCCGGCCTACTAGAATGAGTGATGAAGTGCCGTACCAATATACAGCTACAAGTGATGGTGAAACAGGAATAGTACATGAGATAGTTACAACTCTACAAGGCTGGTTAGTAGGTACATCGACTGATTTAGTAGATGATGCAGGCACATCTTTAAGCTTTAATACAACTACTCAGACCTTATCTAATGGGTCAGTTACTTTTAATGTTGCATCTACAGATTATAAAACTACATGTGATATTGATCCAGTTTGGGTAGATGCTCTTACATATGGGGCATTGGAGAGAGCATATTTAAAAGAACATGATTTAAGAAATGTTGAGAAGAGTGAATACTTCAAGAATAAAAAACTACAACTTATCGCAGATGCTCAACGTGTTGAACCATTAAACCCTGCTTCTATAACAGGTGGGATAAACTTTAATAGAATGATAGTGAGGAGATAATGGGAGTAAGTATAAAATTTAGAAGAGGCACATCATCTGAGTATAGTGCATTTAATGGTGCTGAAGGAGAAGTTACAGTACAAAAATCTGACAGTGTTGGCGATCCTTGGAGTATCCGTGTCCATGATGGTCAAGGTGGGGCAGGTTTTCATATTCCTACAGAAACACAGACTGCCACATTAACTAATAAAACATTAAATAATGTAGTTCTTAGTGGAACAATAAAAGATACTTCAGGTAATCTTCTTGGGACTGTGGTAGGTGGCAAGTTGGTATTAGGTCAAGGAGCACTGACCTTAGATGAGCCTGC